TAGCGATACCCCACAGGGCCACGGTAGACCGGGAGCTTGGCAATCTCTTGCTCGCCGGGCGACAATTCGGGAGGGGCAGGGACGCGGAGGTTTGGCGTAGAGCCCCCGCCTGCCCCACTCAGCCAACTCCACGCGCCTTCATCAGCCGCCTTGCGTCCAAAGTTCAATGCATTGGCCGCACCAGACAAGATCGTGCCGTAACTGTTCGCGCGAATCCCCGCCGCCGCGTTGTTCGCGCCCTCTCTCGCAAACTTCCCGCGCAATGTTAGGTCAGTGGCTTCTGTGGTGTAGCCCCATGCTTCCCGCGCCGCGTTGTTCTTGATCGTCGCCACATCGAGCGCCGTCAACCGTTCGTTGTTGCTCACCACATCTTGCGGCGTGCCCACATTCACATCCACGCCTTGGCCTGAGAATCCGGCAACGACTTGCCCGTTCTGCACGCGACCAGCCGTGGCGCGTTGCCCTGCGGCGAGTGATCCGCGAGCGATGGCGTCCTGCGCTTGGAGCGTCGTAAACGCGGCGTTGCGGTCGAACATCGCGCCCTCAAACTGGCCCTGCGCTTTCACCGCATTGGCTTGCGTTTGCTGCGCGCTAAAGTTGGACGCGGTTGAGGCGACCCCCGCGAGTAATGCGCTAGTTGCACCCATTAGCCGACATATCCGAAGGGGAAAACCGCAAGGATGGAGAGCGGAACGCAATCAATCTGCCGCAACACAAACGATCCAGAGCTTTTCCACTCACTTTTGATGTCAACGTAGGTGTAGCCAGTGAACGGGTTGATCGGGTCAGACGGGCTTTCGTTCTGGCGCATCTTCAACTCACGCAACCCCTCCACCGCTGTCTCGTCATCGTCGGGAAAATCTTGTCCAGACCAGAGGCCGCGTGACGCATTGAGAAACACACCAACCCGCGTGACGTTCTGCTTGGACTCTTTGAGCGTCGGTCCCGAGGGAGAATCAATGTCGAGCGTTTGGAAATCCCCAATGTATGGCAGCCCCGCCCGAATCAGCGCGTAGGGGTTGCCAAGATCAGCCTTTCCACCACTGACCGTAATCACGGGAGCGACGGGATTGTTCGGAGACGCAACCACATACCCGTTGGCAAAAACACCAATGTTCTCGCCTTCGAGTGAGTCCAGCCCCGTGACAACACGCAGCGCACGGTCCCAATCCGTCACGACGGTACCTTGCAATCCTGCCGGAACATCTTTCGTTGGAAAGACCGTCACCACCGTTGGCGAGGTGTAGACCGAAATGACAACCGTGACTTCATCGCCCGCATTATCGCGCAAGACTCGCGCATTGCCGTCCGTCGCGTCGGCTGCGTCAAACTCTGCGGCACTCGCCGTCAGTGTTAGCGGATCGTTCGTCGTCCAGCCTGAGCCAGTCAGCGTTAACGTTGTGCCGCTCGTTGTCCCGTAGTCTCGCCCATCGTAGGTCAGCGAGGAATCCAGAAACGCGGAGTCCGCGACCACATCCAGAATGACGGGAGAGCGGAAGCGTTCGATGTAGCGCACGGTCTGGCCGTTGATCGTCCGCTTCACCACGACATACACCCGATGCTCTGAGCCTTCCGGCACGACGCAGACATTCTCAAACTCGCCGTCCGTATCGTGGTGATGCCACGCCAACATCTGTTGTTCTTTGATGTACGTCAGGCCGAGCAACGTGCCGTCGCTCCGCACCATCCACGCAATCATCGTCGGGACTTGCTGCCAGTCCCAGTCGGTGATCGTGTAGCCGTTGAACAAGTGCGTAGCCGTGGCCGTCAGGTCGGTGCCCGTGAAACGAATCGCGCCGCTCTGCATATCGGTGAGTAATTCGCGGATCGCCGTGCCGAGCCCTGCGACATAGAGCAACGCTCCGTCCACTTTGATAGGCCGTAACGCCGTGGTGCCGTTGGTCGAGCCGATGCGCGCATTGATCGCCGTGGGCGTCAGCGTGCCGTTCAAGTCGCCATTACAGAACCACTCTGAGCCTTGCGTCAAGACGATCATCGTCCCCAAGTCTACCACGTGCTCTACCTCGTCAATCGTGTTGGAGGCGAGCGCGAACGTGACAGGGTCATCGTCTTGGAGCGGAATGGAGAGCCGGAAGTTGGCGTAGTCCCCGACGCGAGAGGTCAGGACTTGCGCGGGATCGTCCGTCGTATTGGCGAAGATGCGCCGCTGTTGATAGAACCCGACGACTCCCGGCCAATGCGTGGACGAATCAAACGGCAAGCGCGAGACGGGCGGTTGCGTAAGTGGGTCAGCGGTAATAGCGGGATCGCTAAAGGCATTGGTGAGCGAGTTGCCGATATAACCCAGCGTATTCTCTCCCGTGTCAAACGTCGAGCGATACACGTTGTAACTCACCGCGTCCGTCACCGCATCCCACGACACCAACACCGGAGCCGCCGCCGTGGGCTGGGTGTTCGCGGCGAGGAACGCATAGCTCGCCGTGTAGGGCGGGTGCGGCGGTTGCGTGATCGCCAACGACTCGACGCCGTTCGCATCCACCGAAGTGATGGCGTAGAAGAACGTCAAGCCTGCCGCCGCTGCGCCTCCTGTGGCTACCGCGTTATTCGGCCCCCACATCGTAGGGTTGAAGTCAATATCCGTGAGCGTCCAAACCAGCGCCGAGATGCGTTTGAGTTCTGCGGGAGCGTGCGCCTGATGTACGAGCGTCATCACATCGCCCTGCTGGACGATTTGGATTTCGTTGACTTCATCTTCGGTGTACGTCGTCACCACTTGGAGCGGGACACCGGGCGACGATTCGACTTGCGCGCCGTCCTGAATGAATCGGATATAGCCGTCGCCAAACTCCAAGACGAGCACGTTCGCCGGAGAGTCATTGAAGATGAACTTTTGCAAGCGGACGCGCTTCGAGCTATTCGCCACCGCGCAGACAAACTCGGTACCGGGGCGATAGTTGGCCGTGCCTTCCTTTGACACAATGAAGTTTCGGAGCGTGCGGAGCGCCGACGTATACAACGCCAAATCGCACCGAGCATAGAGGCTCGGGCTGACTTCCCCTTTGGCGAAACTGTGTTGCGAAGTGCTCGCCATCGCTTACGGGAGCGACGAGGGGAACGCAGTCCACGTGCCGCCCAACGGCCACTCGGAGCCCGTGCCTTGGTCCCTGGCTTCGATCCACGCGGCGTTCGGTGGCAAATCGGCTTGCTGTTGGTTCGCGTCCAGATTCTGCGCTCGCTGCCGCGCCCAATCGTAGAGCATCAAGGCCCGCTTGCCCAAGCCGAACTTATCGCCCGCCGTCAAACTCGGAGCCATATAGGACGCCAAGAGGAACGACACCATCTGCCCGAACGACGACGGCCAAAAGGCGCTCGACTCAAACGTCATCGTGTATTCAATCTGCGGGATCGCCGCGGTAGAGTCCGTCGCGTCCACGGGCTCGACATTGCAGTACATCAGGAGTCCGCTGTCGTCCTGCCCAATGAGAAATGGAATTGTATTGAATGCCGTGCGAACGGGATCAGTCGGGTTTACAATCCGGCGAATCGTCAAGCAGTCCACCGGGACGCGGTAGCTGTAGAGGAATTGCCCGTCAATCGCGGGGGGCGTTGGGCCAGCGACTCGTGCGGGATTGGCAAACTTCCGCGCAAAGGAATACGGATAGTCGCTCAAGATTTCATCCACGACTTGCGGGAAGAACGTGCGACACGCTTCCGCCGCTTCGCTCGCGTCGTTATCGAAATCGACAATGCCTGCCGTCTGCCCAATGTGTCTCAGGGCTTGGTTGCAGATGGCGACAGTGGAGACAACGTTGCGTCCGGTCATGATACGGGCACCGCGACGAGACTCACCAGTGCGCCGTTCGTATCCACGGCGTACAGCGTGCGCGTGGTGCGGTCAATCATGAGGAGCGGCAACGTGAGACCGTTCACGCCACCGGGAAGAAATTGCGCGGTAGACGGCTGGCCGTCGCACTCCCAGATGAGCGGGTTATTGCGGTTGCGTGTCGTGACAGCCATTGAGCGAATCCTCTTTTACGGCGTGTAGATAAACACCAACGGACTCTCTAGCACTTGCACCACGGCTCCAGAACTATCCCGCGAGTAGAGCGCCCGCGTCGTGCGTTCAATCATCAAATACGGGAGCGTCAAACCCAACACACCACCGGGGCGAAATTGGTCAGCCGAGGGTACGCCATCACATTCGCAGATGAGCGGGTTGTTGCGCCCCCGGATTTCGGTAGCGGTCATCGTTAAGTCAGTTGCCGCATCACGGCCATACTGCGAGGACCAAGCGCCGCTTTCAATGCGCGTACTCCCGTGGTTTCTCCGGCGTTCGCTGGCGTGGCGTCCGTGTTGAGATACCAGGTATTCGCGGCCCACGCACTCGCCAACGTGTTCGCGGCGGATGCCGTGCCGACGGTTTCTGCTGCGCTATTGATGGAGACGCCGAGTTGAATGGACCCGTCATCGTTTAGCAGTGCGCGCAACTCCACTAGATCCCCAATCGCAACAGTGGCGGCGACCGTCGCACTGACAGACGTTGAGCCGTTGTTGTGTGTGAGCGTGTACGATGCGCCGCCGTTTGTACGGGTGAGTGCCAAGCGAGCACCAGCATTCGCCCCGATCAACCAGACGAACGATCCGTCGAACGTCGAGGGTTGCCCGCTCACGTGACTGATGTAGAACGTCGTGGAGCGGAGAATCGTGAGCGCCGTAGGGAGTGCGAAGCGAGCATTATCAATCGCTCGGGTCACCGCTGTCGTGGTGGCGATATAGCTGGAAGGGGAAGCCACATTTTGCTCGCACTGCACGCCGTAGATAAGTGCAGTATCTCCGTTCTGACTATCTGTCGCCCCGCTCGTCCTAGAAAGTCCCACGCGGATATTAGGATTGATGGTATTGGTTGCGGTGAGCGTGAGGGTGATGCGATACCACCCATTTGCAAGAGCCAACGTCGTCGCGGTATCTCCCGCTTGGTCTTTCGAGGAGAGAACGCCAGTCGAAAGATTGACCCATACGCGATGCAGCACCGCGTCATTCGTAATGCCAAAGAAGGCGAAAACCGCCCCGGTCCCGACCTTGACGTGATACGTTAGCGCCCCACTTGTACCAGCAATGAGGTTAACGCCCGTACTCTGATCCACACTGGCTGCTGCCCCGGTAGCTGACAACGTGGAGGCAGAGCTGGATACACTGTCAGGCCCCGTGGCATTCTGTGCTGAAGTGATGCTCGTTCTTGCCCAGTTACTGGTCGAATAGTTACTCGAATCAAAAATTCTATTAACCCGCGACGGCTCTAGCAACAGCCCGGCAATCCCACCCGTGTACTGCGTACGGGCAACGTTCGCGACCACCGTCTGAATGACGCCGTTGCTGTCGATGTACGTCGCGCACGTGGTCGCGTCAGCCCGATTGAAAATGAGCGTGGCGTTCATCCCGGTTCCCCCAGAGACATAGTTGAACACGAGCGGAGAACCGCCCCCGTTGTTGTTCGCCATCATCGCCGCCACCCACCGACGATCCATCGTTACGGCGCTCCGTTCTGCGCGAGTTCGCAAAAGAGCGTGATGTCGTACGTCGCCCCATTCACCGCCCCGTTCGTCGTCAGGAGGATGGACCCCTTGTTGTCCGCGTTCCCCTCGTTCGGGTCAATGCAGCCCGTCAGCTTCGTGAAGTTGGGGTCAATCGAGAATCCCCGCCAATCGTCAAAACCGTTGCCCGAGATCGTCGCGGCGGTGTTCGCGCCTGCCGTGCGGTCCCACGCAATCTTGACCGACGTAAATCCCTGCATCGCCCAGCGCATCGACGTTAAGCGCAAGCCGTTGGGCTGCACCTTCCAGTAATTCAGGAGGGTAGCGATGTCGATTTTCTTGACTCCCGACTCGCCCGTCCCGTCCGAGATGTTCGTCATATGGACGCCAATGACGTTCACCGAGCTATCAATGATGTTGACCGTAGTGGCGTCTGCCATCGTCCTTCCTCAGTCGTTAGAGAACATCGCTGGAACGTCCAGCGGTCGTCACTTGTCCGTGGTAACTCAGTCTGTGCCCTGCGGTATCCGGCGCAGCGCGATTCGTCGGGGTGAGGGGCGCATCGTCAGGCGCAAGCTCGACCCACGTCGGCAACTCAAACTCGCCCCGCGGCGTCGTGATGATCGTGCAAGCGTTCGGATCAATTGGCCCACCCTTCGGCCCCGTTTTCATCGTGCCCGTCCCTGAGTCGAGATACTCGTGCATCTCAGGCGGATAGCAGCGCATGAACTTGGTATCGAACCAAAACACTTCGCCCGGATTACGGACCAGCGTATTGTAGAAACCGCGCTCTAGCGCCTTGACACGGACCACATCTTTCTTTTCTTCCGGGGCCTGCTCATCGTAATCGCGGTCTGCCATAACACTCCTGAGTAGTGAAGGTGAGGGGCGCGGCGCTGGATGCGTGAGCGCCCCTCCACCCGTTGATTCAGTCTTACAGTACGATGATGTTCGTCGCGTAGGCGCGGAACTTCTGCACCATATCCATCGGCGCAATCCACGCGGTACACGTAATCGTCGGCGTGTTCGTGCCCGACTCCTGATAGCCCAAGTACCGCTTGGCCGACGCGGCGCTATGGCCCGGAGGAATCGTCATCACCAGAATGGCCCCAGCAACCAGAATGGAAGTCGCCAACGCATTGGTGAAGGGGTACGTCGCCAGAATGTCCACGCTCGTTGTCAGTCCAGCGTCCGTCGCCTGAATGACATCGAACTGGTACGTCTCGTTCGTGCCCGAGACTTTGGCCGCGACCGTCACTGCCAGCACAATCGCCAACGGTTCGCCGCGTCCCACTTCGGGAAAGCCGGAGCCTGTCCGCAGTTCCGCCCCCAAATCGTAGCTGAACGTCGAAAGGTTCGGGCCGTTGCCCGTGAACGCCTGAGAGGCGCTGAGTTGAGTCTGTACGTCAAGAAACATGGTGAACTCCTGAAAGTGAATGAGTGAGGTGAGTGAGTGACAACCTCAACTCATGTCACGCGGGTTTCGGTGTTGAGGAGCGAATCACTGCGACGGATCGGGATGCCGCGGAACATCGGCGTCGAGATGCCGTCCACCACTTCATAGCGCAACTGGCCGCCCGTACGGACGTTCTCAAACCGCTGGATGTCGAGCATCTCGAATACCGTGCGGTTCATGTAGAACGCCCACTTGGCCGAGCCACCCGCCACGCCATACGGGGGACGCGCCGTCATACGGATCATCTTGTTGGTGAGATCGGTCGGCGTCGTTTCGGCCACAAGGTTCGTCGTGTCGATGTTGCAGAGCCGGACGCCAAAGCGCCAATCCTTGACTGCGATGCCGCAATCCCAAATGAATTGCTCCTGCAAAGCGCGCAAGCGGCCTGTGCCGATGCCGGTTGACGTCTGCACCGTCTGTTCGCCAAAGTCGTTGTGCTGAAGGCCAGCGACCGAGCCTTTGGGGTAGATGCCGTGGATCGAGTTGTCGCCCCAGCCGATGAGCCACACACTGGTATTGACGGAACCCGTGCCACCGCCGTCGATGATGTTCTGCTTGCCGAGCGTGCCCGCGACGGTCGAGAGCGCCGAGTAGCGCACCGAAAAGCCCGTGAACTTTTCGGGATTGAGGCCGGAGTTCCCGTACCAGAGCACGGACGTAAACTCCTGGTTCATCGCTTCAATGAACGCTTTGGCTTCCGAAAGGCGGAACGCGCCGATGTTGCCGTTGAGCTTCGCCAACGCGACGTCCACTTCGCTCCACGCTTCGAGCTTGCCACACGCTTCGTCGATCTGCGCGGTCGTGCTCTTGGACGGCGTGACGCCACCGTTGAGCAAGCGCCACGCGACCGTGGGCAAGTTGGTGCGGACGGTCGTACGGTTGCCCGTGGGGAGGTTGCCTTCCATCCACGGGATGTCGAGCAGGATTTCATTCGAGATGGACAGGAGTTCCGCAATCGCGGGAATCTTGCCATCCGGGTCGAGCCGCTTCGCTACGTCAAGTAGCGTAAGAACGGTATTGCCAACTGCGGTCGTCATGAGGACAGTCCTCTAGAGGTCAGGTTGATTTCGGCCCCATGCCATCGTTCTCGTAGAGTCGTTCTGCGAGCGTCTTGGCCGGGGCAGAAGGTTGCGCCGAGCCCGTGACCAGCGCGGGTTCAGCGAGTCGTTCGCCAATGCTCCGAAAGTGGCGGATCACTTCGGGATGAGCATAGAGCCCCGTTTCCTGAAGCAACGCGACCAGCTTGGGAGAGGCGGTTTGATCGAGCCCGCGTTTGCCAAGGTTGATGGACTGCGCGAACTTCTCCGGCGACCCACCAATCACAGGGTCTTTCACGGCCTCGCTCGTCCACCCATCCACGCGAGCTTGCCACACCTCGCCGCCTTTTTCGTTGGCGGTTTTCTCGCCTGCCACCCGCGAGACTTCGGCGTCAAACAACGCTTGCCCCGCCTCATTGCTGAGTCCCAGCGAGCGCGCAATGGCCGCTGTCCTCTCAATCAAGGCAGGAGGCGCTTCGACCCCCGGCTTCACTACCCACTTGTAAGTTTCAGGCGGTCCCGCTGCGACTGACGCAACCGAACTCGCCACACTTTCGGTAGCACTCGCCGTGCTCAACTCGCTTGATGCCGTACTTTGCGTGACTGATGGTGTTGCACTTTGCACGGATTCCGCCACAGACGCGGCGCTCGACGGCTGGCTTTCAGTCGTAGAGGCGACAGAACTGGCGACGGACTCTGTTACAGACGGTGTTACTTCCGGGGTCACTTCAACGCTGGTCATAGTTGGTCGTCGCTCTCGTCGTCTGAGGGAGGTTGAGGCGTGACAATGAAATCGGTGAGTTTGGCCTTTTCAGCCATCATCACCAAAAAGGCTCTCGGGTCCGCTTTGCCAATCTCGGCCAGCAGCCAGTGGCCTAAGTCCTGTTGGCCGGAGAGGTAGTAAATCTCGGAGCCTGGATCGCCGCGATTGGGCTTGATGGAGCCGAACACTTTGCACTGCGCCAAGATGCGCTCTAGCACCCGCCGTCCAATCGGGTTATCGAGCATCACGCGCATATCGTCCAAGTCCCGATCGGCGCGGAGCTTTTCCGATTCGGCAGCGGCCTTCACTTGCTTGGGGTCTGCGGCGTTCCGCACGGCCACACGTTCCGTCATACTTGCACCCCCGCATCTTCGACGAGGGGTGTAGCCGAACCAAAGCCTGCGCGCTGGCCTTCGGCGCTCAAGGCGTGGATGCGAGCGGGAGAGCCTTTCACCACGGCCCCCGCCGGAACGTCGTGCGTGACCACGGAGCCCGCCGCGACTCTCGCGCCAGCCCCGATCTTGATTCCGGGCAGAATGACCGCCCCGGCCCCGACGCTTGCGCCGTTTTCAATCACTGGTGGACGGGCATCGTAGGCGGGGTCTCCGGGTGCGGGCACTCTGGGGTAGCGGTCATCCGTGCAGACTACGCCGGGACCGATGAACACGTATTGCCCGATCTGCGAGTTGGAGGGAAGGAAGCAGTTGGCCCCGACGCGCGAGTAGTCGCCAATCGTCGAGCCTCTACCAATCTCCGTCCCGCCACCAATCGAGCAGCATTTCCCAATGACGACGTTTTGCAGGACGCGAGCGAACCACCAGATCATCGTGTCCTCACCGATCTTGGCGCTCGCGTGGACTTCATTCTCCACCTTGCCATAGCGCGGCATTAGACAGCCTCCGCGACGGCTGAAGGTTCGTCCACCACCAATTGAAGGGGAGGCGTTCCCACGCTCTGCGTCGTCGGCAATCCCAACACTCGCGCATAGACCGCGAGCATCGCACGGCCCATGTCCGAAAGGTCAGGCGCTTGCAGCACGGGACGCGCTTTGACTTCGCCCTTGAAGATCGCTACCAACTGTTCGGCCATCCGCCGTTGGTCGCCTTCTTCGAGCCAGAATTGCGCGTACTCGTTCCCCTTGTACGTGATGAGCGGACGGCCTGCCGCGTTGGCTTCCATCGCCAAGAGCGTGATGTCGCCGTAGCGCGTCGGGGAGAGAATGAAATGCGCCGTCTGCCACAGTTCCTTCATCCGCTGGTGCGTGAAGTGGAGCGAATCAATCGTCGCCCCATACGCCGCGCCGTTCGCGTTCGCCAGGTCAATGAAGAAGCGGTGCAAGTCGAGCGGAATCCAGTGCGCGTGGAGGTGGGCTTCGGGGAGCGCGTCCATTACAAACGGCCACGCGATGATCGTATCCAGCGCCCATTTGATGCGGTTCTGGTTCTCGCTCATCCAGACGCAGGGATTCCCCAACATCGGCTCTGCCACACACGGCGCAGACCAGAACGCTCGATCTACGCCCATCGGCACAACGTCCACCTTCCGTTCGCTCGGGACCATACGGTCGTAGAGCGCGGCGTGACGCGGGTTGAACGTGACAAACGCATCAGCCTCTTTCAGCCAGTGCCGGAGCAGGAACCACACATCGCCAAACGATTCGGCCTGCGAGGCTTGGGCTTGCTCAAACGCTTTCACGGCTTCGTCCATCGCGTACTCAGGAATCCCGTGGGCGACAAAGACGGTTTTCACCTTCCGGTTCTGCGCGGTCTCGATGAGATGCCGTGCGCCCTTCGGGAAGATGGAGTGAATGACGTAGAGGTCGGCGTTCAGCACTTGCGGGAGCGCCCACTGACCCTCG